GACGGTGGCGATTGCTGCCGTCACTTTTGCTCTCGGAGAAGACCAATGATCGGCACACTTATCAGCATCATCATCACTTTGATTGTAGTTGGTGTGATTTGGTGGGCCGTTCAACAATTATTGCCGTTGATTCCTCTGCCTGAGCCATTTCGCAGAATCATTTATGTCTTGTTGGTCGTCGTCCTGGTTCTCATCGTCGTCTATGTGATCCTTCAATTGCTCGGAGCAGTTATTGCCTTGCCGCATTGGGTACATGGAGGACTCCATGCCTTTGCCTAACCCGAACAAGAACGAGACCGAGCAGGAATTTGTCAGCCGCTGCATTGGCGTCGTTGTTGGCGACGGCACGGTGGACAATACGCCGGACGGCCGCGCGCAGGCCTCGGCAATGTGCTTCCGGCAATGGCGCGACTCGAAGAAATCGGCCGGCGTCGAGCGCGCCTATAGCCTGCTCAGCATCAAATCGTTTGATGAAGAACAACGCGTCATCAGCGGCATGGCGACCACACCGCAGACTGATTTGATGGAAGATGTGGTTGAGCCGCGCGGCGCTCTCTTCAAGCTGCCAATCCCGTTCCTTTGGCAACATGATTCGCGACAGCCGATTGGCCACGTCCGCACCGCCAACGTGACCGATGACGGCATCGAGGTCGGCATTCAGCTCGCCAAGGTCACCGATCCCGGCAAATTGAAGGATCGGCTCGACGAGGCCTGGCAATCCATCAAGCACGGTCTTGTTAGAGGTCTGAGTATTGGTTTCAAGGATCTGGAAAGCGAACCAATCAAGGGCTCGAACTGGGGCCGCACCATCAAGAAATGGTCGTGGCTCGAGCTCAGCGCGGTGACGATCCCGGCCAACGCTGCCGCCTCGATCACCATCATCAAGCAAATCGATACCAAACTGCGGGCCGCGACTGGCCAGAAGCAGACGCCGCCGGAACCGCAATCCGGCGAGAGCGAACAAGATTTCATGGACCGCTGCACCTCGGCAATGGGCGATTCCACAGATGCCGAGGATCAATGCAGCGCGGCGTGGGATAACGCCCAGAAGGCAATGCCTGGCGACACAGGCAAAAGCAAACCGGCCGGCGCCTCGGCGAGATCAATCAGTGTCAAACCGAAGGGGGCCGTTATGGCCAAACTCACGATCACGGAGCGCATCACCAACTTGGAGGCGACGCGCGCCGCAAACGTCGCCGCGCTAGAGACGATCAGTCAGAAGGTAACGGACGAAGGCCGGACCAAGGACGAGACCGAGCAAACCGAGTTCGACGACTTGATGACAAAGATCGAGGGCGTCGATCGCGAATTGTCCGATTGCCGGAAGATGGAAAAGCTCAATAAAGCAGCAGCCAAGCCGATCGACGGCTCATCGCCGGATCGCGCCGCCGAAAGTCGCGGTTCGTCGTCGATCATTTCCGTTAAATCGATGGTGCCGCGGGAGAATCTCCTCGCCCGCGCAGTGATCTGCAAACTGGTGGCGCATAAGGAACATGCCAACGCCGCCGAATTGGCCAGGCAACACTATCCTGACACGCCAGAGGTCGAAATGTACCTCAAGGCCGCGGTGGCCGCAGGCACCACAACCGCGTCGACCTGGGCCACGGAATTGATCTATGCCAGCAATCTGCCGGGATCGTTCATCGAGTATCTGTGGGGCCGCACAGTGCTGTCGAGAATTCCGGGCTTCACCAACGTGCCTTTCAATGTCCGCATTCCGCGGCAGACCGGTGCCGTGGTGTCGTCATGGGTTGGTGAAGGTGCATCAAAGCCGGTCGGCAAGCTCGCATTCGATACGGTGACGTTGCGCTGGGCCAAGTGTGCCAACATTGTGCTTTTTACCCAAGAGCTCGCGCAGTTCAGCAATCCGGCGATCGAGGGCATTGTCCGCGATACGTTGGCCAATGCCATCGCCACCTTCATCGACAAGCAGTTCTTCGATCCTACGGTAACCGCCGTGTCCAACGTCTCGCCGGCATCAATCACCAACGGCGCGGCGAATGATCCGGCATCCGGCACGACGATCGACGCTCTGATCAATGATGTGAAGCAAGCATTTGCTCACTTCAATCTGTTCAACATTCCGCTTGACGGATTGGTCTGGGTGATGGAGCCAGCGAACGCTGTGGCCATCGGCATGCTGCGGACCACACTGGGCGTCGAGGCCTTCCCCGGCATCAATAACACCGGCGGCACGCTGCTCGGATTCCCGGTGTTCGTAACGCCGAATCTGACGGCCGGCCAAATCGTGTTGATGCGGCCGCAAAATATCCTCATCGCCCAAGATGGCGGCATCGCTATCGATATCAGCACCGAGGCCTCGGTGCAGGCCGACAGCGCGCCGGCAACGCCACCGACTGGCGTTGTCAGCCTGTGGCAGCAGAACATGGTCGGCATCAAGGCCGAACGGTTCATCACCTGGGTCAAAGCCATCGACGCGGCGGTTTATTACATCACCAGCGCCACCTACGGCGGTGTTGCCACCGCGCACTAAGCGCAAGCGCAATCGTTCGGAGTGGCGATTGCGAACAGGGCGGAAGTCGCACGCGCGGCGTCCGCCCGCAGGTATCGGAGTGCAAGCCAATGAGATTGATCGCCGAAAAAGCTTTTTCCTTTCCGATTATCGGCGGCGCCGCGTTGCAGCCGGGCGATCAATTCGATGTCAATGATGCCGAGGCCGATGTGTTAAAGCGCGCCGGCCTCGCTATCGAAGCGCCGAGCAAACGCAAATATCAACGCCGCGACATGCAAGCCGAAGATAGTGCCGACGCCGAATGAAACTCTTCGGCCGCGAGATCATCATTCGCAAGCAACTATCGGTCCCGCCCAGCGGCATTGATTACACGCGGGGCTGGCTGCGTATCAACGAGCCATATACCGGCGCCTGGCAGCGCAATGACCCGTTGCCGGTCGAGAACATTCTCGCCAATACAACTGTGTTCCGCTGCATTTCGCTGATTGCCGGCGATATCGCCAAAATGGAAGTGCAGTTATTGGAGGAGGATGCCGACGGCATCGGCCAGGAAGTCGAAAATTCTCCGCTCGACAACGTCATCGAGGAACCAAACAGCTATCAGAACAGCATCCAGTTTTTCGAACAATGGATGTTTTCCAAGCTGATCAACGGCAATACCTATGTGCTCAAAAAACGCGATGGCCGCAACGTCGTCAGCGAAATGTTCATCCTTGACCCTGGCCGGGTGCGGCCGATGGTCGGTCCCGACGGATCGATCCTCTATCAACTGCAGCGTGATATCCTGGCCGGCGAGCAGGAGAATATTATGGTGCCGGCCAGCGAGATCATCCACGATCGGATGAACGCGTTTTATCATCCGCTCTGGGGTCTAAGTCCGATCTACGCCAATCATCTACCGGCGGCGCAAGCGCTGCGCATTCTGAAATATTCCGATCGCTTTTTCGGCAACGCAGCGCGGCCGTCCGGCGTGCTCACCGCGCCAGGCGTCATCAACAAGGAAACCGCCGACCGGCTCAAGGCCCATTGGGAAATGAATTATACCGCGGAAAACCAGGGCAAGGTTGCGGTGCTCGGCGACGGGCTCAAATTCGATCCAATGACGCAAAATGCCGTTGATGCCGAATTGGTCAAGCAACTTGATCTCAGCGACAAGAAAGTCTGCACCTCGTTCGGCGTGCCGCCGTTCAAGATCGGCGTTGAGGGCGCGCCAACGTACGATAACGTCGAGGCAATGGACCAAATTTACTATTCCGGCTGTCTGCAGATCCACATTGAGCAGATCGAGCGCTTGCTGCGATCCGGACTGGAATTGCCTTCCGGCTATTATGTCGAGTTTGACCTCGATGGCTTGCTGCGCATGGACACGGCACGCAAAGTCGATGCTTTTGCGAAAATGGTCGGCGCCGGCATCGTCGCACCGAACGAAGCGCGGGCGGAATTCGATTACAGCCCCGTCGCTGGCGGCGATACGCCATACCTGCAGCAGCAATATTACCCGCTCGATAAACGTCCCGACAACAAGCCGCCGCCCGCGCCAACGCCGCCGGCTCCGTCAACACCAGCATTGCCGTCGGCTGCCGCGGCCAAGCTGATGTTGCGGACCATCCGCAGAGGATTGGCCAATGTTTGATCTCGCAACCGCGGAATTGCTCGGCGATTATGTGGTGCGCGAGGTCAAAGACGTCATTGGCGAAAAATTGAAGGCGGCTCATGCGGAGATTGCCGAGCTCAAGTCCGCGCTGGCTGAGATGCGCGAAGATATGCAAACCTTTCAAGCGCTGCTGAACCGGCCGGAAGTTCCTGGTCCGCCCGGTCCGCAAGGTCCGCCCGGTAAGGACGGCCAAGACGGCAAGGATGGTCAATCGATTATCGGTCCTGCCGGCGAGCGCGGCGAGAAGGGAATCGGCGAAAAAGGCGAACCCGGTCCGCAAGGACTGCCGGGTAAAGATGGCCACGATGGCCACGACGGCATCGGTCTTGCCAGCGCCTTCATCGATCGCGGCGACAGCCTCGTCGTCACCATGACCGATGGCACCGTCGGCACGCTCGGCGTCGTCAAAGGCGCCGACGGAGTTCCGGGGCCGGCGGGGAAAGACGGCAAGGACGGCCGCGATGGCAAGGACGGCCTGTCGATCGACGATATGATCGAGGAGGTCACCGACGACGGCGTGCTCGTGCATAAATGGCTGCGCGGCGGTGCCGTGGTCAAGGAAGTGCGGCATCAGCTGCATTATATGCGCTGGGTCGGCATCTGGCGCGCCGAGAACAAATACGAGCCGCAGAACGTCGTCACCTGGGACGGTTCGACCTGGCTCGCGCAATGCGCCACCTCGGCCAAGCCGGGGCAAGGTTCGAAAGATTGGGTGTTGATCACCAAGCGTGGCCGCGACGGCAAGGACGGCGAATCTGTCATCGGACCGCCAGGGCCGCCCGGCCGTGACGGTCGCGATCTGACGCAGATGGGACCGGACGGCAAGAAGTGGTAATCCTTCACAACACAATGACTTTGCGCGAGGAGCGCGATCATTACCGCGATCGTTTGCGTGATTGCGAACGTGAGTTGGACGCTGTTCGATTAGGAAAACTCCAATTTGAAATTGCCAAACTTGATCTAAAACCTGGCGACACCGTCGTCCTCACTGCGCCGGGAATGATTACTAAAAATACAGCAGACAGGCTAAAAGCGCACTTCGAA